CTTTGCCCAGGGACTTTTTTGTCAATGCCACCACGTGCTCGAAGAACTCGCCAAGACGGAGCGTTTGACATCCACTCTCGCTATGCCCTCCTCACCTATTCTCAGTGTGGAGATCTCTCCCCTGCAACAGTTGGAGAATTCTTTACAAATCTTGGATTCAAACTTATCATTGGACGAGAGAATCACGCGAACGGGGGAATTCATCTCCACTGCTTTGTTGATTTTATCCGGAAGAGAAGATTCAGAGCACCTCGTTGTTTCGATATCGAGGGTCGTCATCCCAATGTTGAACCTTCTCACGGCACACCGGAGAGAGGTTGGGATTATGTTATCAAAGACGGGGATGTCGTATTCAAATCTCTCGATCGACCAGTGGAGGAACATGTGGCTCCACGAAACAGCAGTAGATCTCATGATTCGTGGTCTACAATCACGGGTGCGAGCGATCGAGAGTCGTTTTGGGATTTGGTCCATGAACTGGATCCAAAAAGTGCGGCTTGTTCTTTCACCCAACTTCAGAAGTACTGTGACTGGAAGTTCGCTCCTAGTCCTCCCGTCTATGGTTCCCCTGACGGAATTACTTTCGTCGGAGGAGAAACTGACGGACGAGATGATTGGCTATTACAATCTGGCATTGGAAATCGAGAACCATTCATAGGTACGTTGGGCGGAGCATTCCATATCGGCTGCGCCGGGCAGGGGTTCCACATTGCAACTCGGGGGGTCCCTCCCTCCGGCAGGAACCTCCCCCTCCCTCGTTGCAAAGTTCTCGTGTGCTGACTTGCTTAGGCAGATGTATGTCAATCTGTGTATACGGGGAATCCCGAACCGGAAAGACTTTATGGGCGAGATCACTCGGATCTCACATCTACTGTGTGGGACTTGTTTCCGGTGATGAATGTATGAAAGCCGAAACCGTCGACTACGCGGTGTTCGATGACGTCAGGGGGGGGATCAAGTTTTTTCCTAGTTTCAAGGAATGGTTGGGGTGTCAAGCATGGGTCACGGTTAAATGTCTGTACAGGGAGCCTAAATTGGTCAAGTGGGGTAAACCATCAATTTGGCTAAGCAACACTGATCCGCGTGATCACATGGAAAACTCGGACATTGATTGGATGAACAAAAATTGTATTTTCGTGGAGGTTAACTCCCCTATTTTTCGTGCCAATACAGAGTAGTAGTTGGCAAAAAATCTAAAATATCTGTCTCGTCTGATGAATTTCCAACAATAATATCAACCACATACATATCTCCACAACCCATTTTCGCTGCTGTGGAGAACGGACCGGAAGTGATCCTTCCGCCTGTCTCAATATCGTCGTAATGCAACGTTCTATTAACTCCGTGCCATCTCCGATAGGTCCGAACAATCCCTGTATCGTTGCCTGAAGTGATCGGCGTTACCTTATCATATGCAACCTTGATGCGTGACGTGTCGATAGGGGCAGTGATTGGATCCATCCAATCACGAGGTGTCGCACTGACGTTGTTGACACCAAACCCCTTGAAAATGAACCGATAAATCTCCGAAACCATTGCAAAAGGAAGTGCCGTGTTGACCCGCTGAAACTCCAGATACCCTGTACCATCGTCGATCTGTGTAAAATATCGCGCGAGATTCGGATCTGCCGCGTCATCAACTCCTGGGGGAAGCCCCTTCATAAAAAAAACAATGCGTCTCCAACGCCATGCATTACTGCTTCCCGTGCGAACCGTGATCGTCTCTTTGAGACCACGAATGAAAGGTGTTTGACTCAACCGCTGTGCGTTGATTGGCATAGTGAGGCCGATGGTTGGGGTGGCGCCTGCCATTCTCGCTGTAGCATTCCACATCACCACTGCAGGTGCGTCCGACGTGACTGTCAGTGCACCCACATTCGTCGGTAATGCCGGGAATGTGTTCCCAGCTACCATTGTGTCCCTCTTCTTTGTTGAGGTGACATTGAGAACAGCCTTTCGAGACATGCGTCTCGGTTGCCTCTTTCGGATTGTCGTACGACTTCGGCGCCTTGTAGTCCTGGATCGGCCTTTCTTGTAGGGGGAGCGACGGCTTGAACGTCTCTTGGCGGGAAACCGGCGTGAACGGACCATGCTTGATTGGGAAACACGAGCCGGTGTGGATCACCTTGCAATTTGGATGATGAAAAAACGCGGACATGGTGTGCCGTACTCGGTGAGGGGGGAGGGCGGCTATATATAGGTCCAGAGTGTCCCTCTGTCCCTGGGCTATAATATTA